ATGATACCAGTAAGATGAATGATGTACTTGTTGGGGCAACTGGTTTAGGAAATACAGAAGAGGCGAAGGAAAAGAAACGAGAAATAGCAGCGGTAGATTCTATAAAGAAAGCCGGTGTTTCAGTTGACCAAGTTCCTGACCATGTACAAAATGCATTAACAAGAGATTATTCAGCTGTTTTGAAAGCAATAGACCAGAAAAAAGGTGGCGGAAATAGTTTTCGTCCATAGTGAGGTGAGTAATGGCATTAGATAAGAATTTTTTAAAATATAAATTTTTAAAAATTTTAAACGATAAAATTTATAAAGATCAACCGTCAGAAGATAAGGCGACAGCAAGAAAGAAAAACGCAAAGGATGCGGCATTACATGCAGATGCGATTCATTCTTATTTAACTGGAATGGATTCCATAAAACCTTTAAGCAATAAATCTTTTTTAGAGCCCGATTCAATGCCAGGAAATTTATCATTGACAGATAAATCTCAATTGAATGTAACACAAGTTGAACCACCAGCGGCTAAAGTATCAAAGATGATGGCGTTAATGAGGAAACATCAAGGTTTTGGTGGAGCAAATCAAGACCGCGGTAGAAAATTAAAAATTCTTAAAAAAGTTTTTGATAGTTTAAATATTATATTTAAACGTAATAAAATTTCTATGGATAAGAATTTTGAAGTTAAAGGTAGTGTAAATGTTGGAAAAAATATTATTATAAGTGGTAATAATATTGTAAAACAAAATTCAAGTGTGATTGGAACTCATACGATTGGTGGTGGAATAACTGTAAATGGAAAGGCAACATTTCGTGGTGGGATAAACTTGAGACCTATGGGAGTGAAGTCACCAGTCGATTTGATAGTAGATGGAAACATACAAGGAACTAAAGATTTAACTTTAGGTCAAAATTTAAAAATTGAAAAAGATGGTGAAATTGGTGGAAATTTAACTGTTAATAAAAATGAAATTATTAAAGGTAATGTTCAAGTTGATAAAAATCAACTGATTAAAGAATCTCTTGTAGTTAGTAAAAAATTAACAGTTAATAAAAATACTGATGTAAAAGGAAATCTCATAGCTAGAAGAACTTCTAATACATTTGGATTTCATAATGTTGGACTTGGATTAAATGTAATGGGACTAACAATATTAGGTGGTGGTGTGATAATAGCACCAATTCCGATTCCACCAATACCAGGATTACCAAGACCAGCAAAAACATCTGCAGATTTAAAAGTTAAGGGTGATATTATAGGTGAAGAAGATTTATTAATTGAAGAAAATTCTGAAGTTCAGGGTAATTCAATTGTAGGGGGAGATTTTAATGTAAGTGGAGAAACTACAGTACGAGGACCGGCAGAATTTATGGGTCAAGTATCTATCCAAGGAGATATAGAAGTATCGGGTGATTTGAATTTAAAAGAAAGTGTAGCAGATGTTAATGGATACACATATTTACCAAATGGTATTTTATTACAGTGGGGAACTGGAACTTCTTCATCAGATGGCGATCAAAATTTTAATTTTCCATTGGCTTTTCCCAGTGCATGTTTTTCAGTTGTGGTAAATAGACAAGTATCAGGACCGTCTGCCCCGATGACCGCTATAAATATTACAACTACTAAATTTACAATAAACAGAGCTGATGGTATTGACGGTTCAAACACAATAAATTATTTAGCAGTAGGAAATTAAAGGAGAATATAAATGGGAGCAAGAGAAAAAGATTTAAATCCTGATGTTTATATAGGATTACAACTTCCATTAGGGTATGATGATGATGGATTTTTTACCCAAACAAAGACTACAATTAAACAGGCTCAATATAATATTATTAACTTATTAAAAACTATTCCAGGTGAGAGATTAGGACAACCATTATATGGTTCAAGACTTCATCATTTACTTTTTGAACCAATGACTGAAGATTTAAGTGATAGAATTAAAGTAGAGATTAAAGATGCTTTAGATACATGGTTGCCATATATAACTGTTCAAGATATAAAAATTGCATTTACGAATTCAAATCATGTTGATGTATCTATTATATTTGGATTATCGTTCAATCCTACGGCAATGGAACAAGTTTCAATTGATTTTACACAATTTGAAGATTTTGTAGGGGAAGTCGCAGATGTAGGTATTGCCACATAAAGGTAATTAAAAAGGAGAAGATTCATGGCTGTAACAGATGTTAGTAAAGATGTAAAATATTTGAGTAAAGATTTTGCTTCTTTCAGAAACGGTTTAATAGAATTTGCAAAAACATATTTCCCAAATACATATAACGATTTTAATGAATCGGATCCAGGTATGATGTTTATTGAAATGGCATCATATGTAGGAGATGTATTGTCATATTATATTGATGAACAATTTAAAGAAAGTATGTTATCATTTGCAGAAGAAAAGAGAACAATATATCAAATAGCACAAGGATATGGATATAAACCAAGACAGGCCTCACCGGCATCTGTACTTTTGGATGTATTCCAAACAGTTCCATCTGATCCTAATAATATATCAGAAGGTAAAAAACAACCAAATGAAGATTATTGTCTTACAGTTCCAGCTGGAATGCAATCAACATCAGTAAATGGTACTGTTTTTAGAACTGTAGATGATTGTATTTTTGCAGATTCAAGTTCATTAAGTCCAAGACAAGAAGATATTTTTGAGGTAGATGGGAACAGTAGTATTACAAAATGGTTATTAAAGAAATCAGTAAAGGCAGTTAGTGGAACAATTACTACAGATTATATATCGTTTGGGGAAGCAGAAAAATATAAAAGAGTTGCATTAGAAACCAGTCCTGTGTTAGAAATTCTTTCAGTAATAGATAGTGATGGAAATAATTGGTATGAAGTTCCATTTTTAGCCCAAGATACGGTATATACAGATTTTCAAAATAATACAAATAATTCTCCCGATTTAGTTGAAGGTAGAAATTTTGCACCTTTTCTTTTAAAACTTCTAAAAACATCAAAGAGATATAAAACTTTTATTAGACCAGATGGAAAAACTGAAATGAGATTTGGTTCAGGAGTAGCAGCAGGAGCTGATGAAGAAATTATTCCAAATCCATCAAATGTTGGTTCTAATTTACCAGGAACACCAAGTTTTCTTGATACAGCATTTGACCCTGCAAATTTTTTAAATACGGAAACCTATGGTCAATGTCCAACAAATACAACTCTTACTATTAAATATTCAACTGGTGGTGGTGCGGAAGATAATTGTGTTGCTGGATCAATAAAAAATATTACCTTAATGAATTCTGAATTTGATAGTTCGGTTAGTTTAGATGGAGCATTAAAATCTCAAACTAAAAATTCAATAGCAGTAACAAATCCAGAACCAGCAATGGGGGGAGGGGGAGCAGAAACACTTGAAGATGTTAGAGTAAATGCACTTGCATATTTCCAAGCACAAAGTAGAGCAGTAACTAAAGATGATTACATAACTCGTGTATATTCATTACCACCAAAGTATGGTAATATAGCAAAAGTTTTTATTTTACAAGATGAACAAGTAGCTGCAGCCGGTCAAAATGAGTCAGACCCGACATTCCAATCGAATCCACTAGCATTAAATATGTATATGCTTGGATATGATCAAGCAGGAAAGTTAGTTAGGTTAAATCAAGCGGTTAAAGAAAATATAAAAACATATTTAAGTCAATATAGAATGATGACAGACGCGGTTCAAATTAAAGACGCGTGGATATGTAATATTGGAGTTGATTTTGCAATTTTCACTAAAAAGGGATTTAACAAAAATGAAGTGTTATTAAATTGTGTTGATAGGTTAAAAAAATATTTTAATAATGATAATTGGCAAATAAATCAACCTATTGTTTTGGCAGATGTAGTAAATGAAATAATAGATGCCGATGGAGTGAGAACTGTAGTTAAGCCACAAGGAGGTAGAGATGAATTGATTAAGATAACAAACAAGTGGGGATCTGGATATTCCAGTAATATATATGATGTACAAGGATCAACATATAATGGAGTGGTTTATCCACCAGTCGATCCTACAATGTTTGAAGTTAAATATCCTGATGTAGATATACGGGGTAGAGTATTGGGAGACTTATAATGCATTATTTTGAATACGCAACAAAAGATACAACATTATATGAAATGAGTGCAAGTATGAACACCGGCCAAGACGAAATTCTTGAGGTCAGAAAAGATATGAACTCGGATGGTTCTGTAGTAAATGTTTCTCGTGCTTTAGTTAAATTTGATTTGACTTATGTATCAAAATCAATATCATCTGGATTAATTACATCTGGTTCATTAACAAAATTTTATTTAAATTTATATGATGCAAATTCATCTCAATTAAATGTATCACAAACTTTATATGGATATCCCACAAGTCAGTCTTGGGATAATGGCTCTGGAAAATATTTGTATAGTCCAATAGTAGAAGATGGGGCAGGTTGGAAATGGAAAGATAATGTTACTGGCAGAACTCAATGGAATACTATTTCTGGTTCTGGTGGAACTTGGTATAGTGGAAGTGGGTATGAAGCATCACAGTCATTTACAAATGAGCCAGCAGATTTAAGAATGGATGTAACAGATATTGTTTGGAGATGGTTACATAGCACAGTTCCAAATGAAGGTTTTATGTTAAAGAGAAGTGGTAGTATTGGTAATACAGATTCAAATGTTGATGAAGGAAATACTACAAGATTGGGACAGTTTAGTTTCTTTTCATCTAATACTCATACAATCTATCCACCAAAGTTAGAAGTAGTTTGGGATGACTCTACCTGGGCAACGGGAAGTTTATCACCACTTTCATCGGCTAATTTAGAAGATATGAATC